GTGCGGTCGCCATCTGGCACCGCCGCGCCGGCAAGGATGAGGTGTGCCTGCACTGGGGCGCGGTCGCCGCGCACACCCGGGTCGGCGTCTACTGGCACATGCTGCCGGAGGCCAATCAGGCCCGCAAAGCCATCTGGGACGCGGTCAATCCGCACACCGGTCAGCGCCGGATCAACGAGGCTTTCCCGCGCGAATTGCGCGAGGCGACGCGCGAGACCGACATGGCGATCCGGTTCCGCACCGGCAGCCTGTGGCAGCTGGTCGGCTCAGACAACTACAACAGCCTCGTCGGCTCGCCGCCGGTCGGGGTGGTGTTCTCCGAGTTCGCGCTCGCCGACCCGTCAGCCTGGGGCTACCTGCGCCCGATCCTGGCCGAGAACGGCGGGTGGGCGCTCTTTATCACGACGCCCCGCGGTCGCAACCACGCCTCGACCTTCTACGAGGCCGCGATCAACGACCCGACATGGTTTGCCGAGCGCCTGCCGGCGACCGAGACGCCGGTCTTTACGGCGGAACAGCTGGAGGTCGAGCACCGCGAGCTGCTGCGCGAATACGGTCCGGACGACGGCGAGGCGCGCTACCGCCAGGAATATCTCGTCAGCTTCGATGCCGGCGTCATGGGCAGCTATTACGGCTCCCAAATGGAGGCGGCCGAGAAGGAGAAGCGGATCGGCCGGGTGCTGCACGACCCGGTGCTGCCGGTGCACACCGCCTGGGATCTCGGCATCGGCGACGCCACCGCGATTTGGTGCATCCAGCTTGCCGGCCAGGAGATCCGGCTGATCGATTACATCGAGAACAGCGGCGTCGGCCTCGATTGGTACACCCGCGAGCTGGACCGCCGGCCCTGGAAGTGGGGCGAACACATCCTGCCGCACGACGCCGAGGCGCGCGAGCTGGGGACCGGCCGCAGCCGCCTGGAGGTGCTGCGCAGCCTCGGTTTCCACCGCGCCCAGGTGATCAAGGCGCAGAAGATCGAGGACGGCATCAACGCCACCCGCATGCTGCTGCCGCGGTGCTGGTTCGACCAGGAGCACTGCGCGCGCGGCATCAGCGCGCTGCAGAACTACCGGCGCTCGTGGAACGAGAGCCTGCGCACCTACAGCGACCGTCCGCTGCACGATTGGACGTCGCACGCCGCCGATGCGCTCCGCTACTTCGCGCTGTCGAACACCCGCAACGCCGGCAGCGCGCGACCCCTGAAGTACCCCGACCTTGCCGTGGTTTAAGGATTTGGAGGCTCAGATGAGTGACCTTGCGCGCCTGATGGAGATCGCCCGCCTGTACGACAGGGCGGTCGAGGAGGGGCTGATCCCGCCCGATTACGGGGTGATGCCGCCGGTCAATACCGATGTGCCGTTTGTGTCGGGGACCGCCGCGATCGGCTCGATCCTGAGCTGCACGATGGGCAATTGGAGCGGCGAACCGACGTCCTACGCCTATCAGTGGCTGAGCGACGGGGCGACCGTGATCGGCGTTGACGACGATACCTACACGATAGCCGACACCGATGCCGGGCACAGCATCACCTGCGTCGTCACCGCCACCAATGCGAAGGGCTCGGTCGCAGCACCGCCGTCGAACGCAATCGATGTGCCGGCCGCCGCGACCGAGGCGGCGCAGGAGCACAGCCGCAACGAGCACAGCCGCAACGAACACCGCCGCAGGAGCTCGTCATGAGCATCGCCGATGCGGTGCGCTTCCGCGAGCTGGAAGCCAAGGTCGCGGCCATGGTCCCGGTCGATCAGGAGGAGCGCCTCGCCGAGATCGAGCGCATGCTCACCAGCCTAACGCGGCAGATTTCGATGCTGCGCGGCCAAGTGAACGCGATGCGCGCCAAGCGCGGCGGCGCGATCCCTGACACCCCGCTGGCCGATGCCACCGCTTGACGACAGCGGGCTGTTTCCCGGCCCGAGCGATGCCGCCGTAGCCCCGTCGTCGCGCTTCCCCCGGCGCGACGACCGCAAGCTGATGCCCAAAGAGGAGCTGCAGCAGATCATCCGGCAGGAGCTGGGCACGGCGATCGGCGCGGAGAACGGCAAGCTCGCCAACGAGCGCGAAGACCTGATGGCGTACTACCAGGGTCAGGAATTTGCCGACCCGCCGCCCGGTCAGAACCGCAGCCGCGTCGTCATGCTGACCGTGCTTGAGACGGTCGAATGGGTTCTGCCGGCGCTGCTGCGGATCTTCACCGCCGCGGACACGATCGCCGAGCTGGCCCCGATCCGCACATCGATGACGACGCCGCCGCAGCCGCCGGGCATGCCGCCGCCGCTCGACCCCGAGGAGGCGGCGCGGCAGGCGACGCTCTATGTCGACCATGTCTTCAACGTCGACAACCCCGGCTTCCTGATCCTGCACGATTGGTTCAAAGACGGGCTGTTGCAGAAGCTGGGCTGGGTCAAGCGCTGGTGGTCTGAGGAGCAGATCCGCGAGACCAACACCTTCACCGGTCTGACCGAGGACGAATACAGGGCCAAGCTGGGCAGCCTCAGCGACCCCAACGCCAGCGCCGAGGTCGAGGTGCTCGAGGAGCATTCCTACCCGGCACCGACGCCTTCGGGCATGGGCGAGGACGCGCCGCAGCCGATCCCACCGCCGATGCCGGGCATGCCGCCGCCGCCGCCGCCGATGCTCTACGACTGCAAGCTGCGGGTGACCCGCAAGCAGGGCCGCATCAAGGTGATGAACGTGCCGCCCGAGGAGATCCTCTTCTCGCGCCGGGCGACCCGCGACAACATCCCGTTCCTCTGCCACCGCTCGCCGACGACGCGCACCGCGCTGCTGCAGCAGGGCTACGACGCCGATTGCCTCGACCAGATCGGCTGGAGCACCACCGACGACTACAACAGCGAGCGGCTGCAGCGCTACGCGCCCGACGACGACATGCCCTACACCGAGGACCGCACCGACACGCCGATGCGGCGGTACTGGGTCGAAGAGAATTACATCGAGGCCGACTACGACGGCGACGGGCTGGCCGAGCTGCTCAAGGTGGTCACCGTCGATCGCGCTGCGATCATCCTGACCAAAAACGGCAAGCCCGACATCGAGGAAGTGGACGAGCTGCCGTTCGACTTCCTGTGCCCGGTGCCGATGCCGCACAAGCTGGTCGGCATGAGCGTCGCCGACCTCGTGATGGATCTGCAGCGGATCAAAAGCACGTTGATCCGCCAAATGCTCGACAACATCTACCTGACCAACAACCCGCGCCACCTCGTGGTCGAGAGCGCCGCCACCGACGAGACCTACGACGACCTCCTGACCTCGAAACCCGGCGGCATCGTGCGCGCCCGGTCGGCAGACGGGGTCACGCCCCTGGTCACCCCCTTTGTCGCCGAGAAGGCGCAGGGGCTCGTTGAATACATCGACCAGACCGCCGAGGTGCGCACCGGCATCAGCCGGCACAACCAGGGGCTCGATCCCGACGACCTGAACAAGACCGCGACCGGCGTGCAACTGATCCAGCAGGCGGCGGCGCAGCGGGTCGAGCTGATCGCCCGCATCTTCGCCTTTGCCGTGCAGAAGCACGTCCGCGGCATCCTCGGCCTGATCCGCAAGCACGCTCAGCAGGAGCGCATCATCCGCGTATCCGGTGCTCCGCTGCAGACCGACCCGGCGCAGTGGAAGAACGACATGACGGTGACGGTCAATGTCGGGCTCGGCACCGGCAACCGCGACCAGATCATGTCGCACCTGATGGCGCTGCTCAGCGTGCAGCAGCAGATCGTGACCGCGCAGGGCGGCATCTCGGGCCCGCTGGTGTACGGCAAGAACATCTACGACACGGTCGCGCGCCTCAGCCAGAACGCCGGCTTCAAGAGCAATTTCGCGGTGCAAGACCCGACCGTGCCGCCACCGCCCTCGGTGACCGGGCCGCCGCAGCCGCCCAAGCCCGATCCGCAGGCCGCGCAGGCGCAGGCCATGGCCCAGGCCGAGATGCAGATCATGCAGCAAAAGGCCCAGATGGACGGCCAGCTCAACCAGCAAAAGGCACAGCACCAGCAGCAGCTCGCCGGGCAAAAGGCCCAGGCTGAGATGGCGACCAACGCCCAGCAGCTCGACTACCAGCGCCAGCTCGACCAGCAGAAGCTGCAGCACGACTTCGCGATCAACCAGCAGAAGGCGAATAACGACATGGAGATCGAGCGGCTGCGCGCCGCCAACGATCTCGAGATCGAGAAGCTGAAGGCGACCAATGCCGCCCAGATCGAGATGCACAAGGCCAGCCTGATGGCGCAGCAGCCGCCCAAAGAGTTTTGATGCGCTGGCCCTGGCGCGGTCACCAGATCGTGGTCCCCGAGGAGCCGCTGCTCAGCGCGCCGCCGCTGCCCGACGTCGATGTGATCCAGCGCGGCGAGATCGCCAGCCGGCTGCTGCAAGACCCGGTCCTGGGCGGCGCTTTTGCCGAGATCCGCGCCGACGCCTACGCCATGTGGCTCGCCACCAAGCCCTCCGAGCACGAGCGCCGCGAGGAGCTGTACCGCATCGTCCAGGCGCTCGAGCTGGTGCGCGGCAAACTCAGAGCCTACCGCGGCGCGGCCCTGGTCCGCACCGCCGAGCGTGCCGCTGAAGAGACCGCCCTCTAGTTGGAACAGCCCTTTCTCCCGCTCCTGCCGGACGCGGTTTGGTTTGTGGTGAGGGATGGCGATCCGACAGCGCGGACGCTGTTTCGCCGACATTATTCATATCGCGCTTATGCTGATGGTCGCGATCCACAACTGTTTGTCGGGCCGGGCGAGAAATTGGTTCTCCTTACGCCGTGCGCTCGGGCGTTGTTCGTATGGCGGCGGTTTCAGTGCGGCGGTGGGCAGCAGGGAGTTAATTGCGCGATCTTCCGCAATGAGGGTGTGGCGCTCTCCAGCGTGCTGATCCGCGAGGCCGATGCGGTTGCCGATGCGCGCTGGCCGGGCGAGCGGCACTACACATTCGTCAATCCGCGCAAGGTGCGCAGCACCAATCCAGGCTTTTGCTTCCTGGCGGCTGGCTGGCGACGCTGCGGCATCACCAAGTGGAACCGGCTCCTAATCTTGGAACGGCCCCCTAACACCTGAGGATTACCGATGACTGACAGCAACGTCGCTGCCGAGCCCGGCGGCGCGCCCGCTCCCGCTGCGCCCGCTCCCGCCTCCAATGGCGTCGACCACGGTGCCGACAGCAAGACCTACACGGTCACCGACACGCGCACGGCAGGCGATGCCATTGCCGGGCTGCTGTTTGGCGGTGATGACCCGCCGCCGCCACCGAGCGGCGATCAGAAATCCGGCGGCGAGGAGCCGCCCGATACCGGAGCCGACGAGAGCCGGCCCACCGGGGATGAGGACGACAAGGGGACGGGCGAACAGCCCCCGCCAGCGGCGGCTGCCATCGAGCCCCCCGCGTCGTGGTCGCAAGACGAAAAGGCAGCGTTTTCGCAGCTCCCACCCGCCCTGCAGCAGACCGTTGCCCGGCGAGAGAGCCAGCGCGAGGCGCTTGTCACGCAACGTAGCCAGGAGGCCGCCGAGGCCCGCAGAGCCTTTGATGGCGAGCGGCAGGCGGCTGTGGCTCTCCGATCCGAATACCTGCAAGGCCTGCAAAAGATGATGGTGCTGGCCGCCCCCGAGGCGGCGGCGCTTTCCAACGTCGATTGGGTTGCGGTCCAAGCCCAGAGCCCAGCCGAATACACCCGGCTGCACGCGATGCGCGAGGCTCTCCGCTCCCGTCTCGGTGCCATCGAGCAGGAGTTCCAGCAAGGCCAAGCCCAGCTCTCTGCCTATCAGCAGCAGCAGCTCGGCGACCTCGTCGCCAAGGAGCATCAGGCGCTCAACGCCAAGATGCCAGACTTCGGCGATGGCGTGAAAGGCGCTCAGCTCCGCAAGGATCTGGGCACCTATCTGCGCGACGCGGGCGGGTTTACGCCGCAGGAGATCAGCACCGCCTACGATCACCGGCTCGTCGTGCTGGCGACCAAAGCGATGTTGTACGACCGGCAGCTCGCCAATGCCGCGTCGGCAGACGCCAAACGGAACAACCCCGCGCCCCAGGTCCGCGCTCCCGGCACCAGCCAGGACAACGACCGCGGGCCGCAGGGTCGCTTGCAGGCCAGGGTCAATCGGTTGGGCCGCACGAACAGCGTGCGCGACGCCGGTTCGCTCATCGCCGAAATCCTCTAATTCGCCCGATCGCGCCGGGGGAAGCATCCCCGGAGTAAATCCTCATGGCTCTCATTGGCAATACCTTCACGACCTACTCTGCGATTGGTCTGAGGGAAGACCTCAGCGACATCATCTACAATATCTCGCCGACCGAGACGCCGTTCATGACCGGCATTGCCCGCGAAAAGGCGACCGCCGTCTTCCATAAATGAACGCTTGTGGAAGTAAAATCTGGCTAATTGCTGGAAACTCCTGAAAGCATCGTCTCCCACAGCGGCAAAACG